ACCTCGGATCTTGATACCGAATTGATCGTTCTTTTGTGGTGCCTCGGGTCCGATGATGGAGAGGCAGGCAAAAATCTGTCCGGGGACGGTGGTATAATCGGTTTCGAGAGACATTATATGTACCCGACGCTTCTAAACTTTAAGCCAAAGAAAACCTAAGTTAAAGTTACGAATTGAATATATTTCATGGAAGAGATTCGCAAGAACCACAATGACGCGAAGAGGGAGCTCATTCAAAGTGTGACGACGAACGGGCAACACATCCTCGATGTCGGGTGCGGTTTCGGCGGTGACCTTCAAAAATGGCACAAGTGCGGTGCCAACATAAACATGTGCGACCCAGAGCCCGAAGCTCTCGTGGAGGCGAAATCGAGGGCTAAAAACATGCGCATGCGGGTAAACTTTTATGAAGGTGACATACATAATTGCCCTAAACGAAAATTTGACGTCGTGTGTTTTAACTTTTCGTTACACTACATTTTTGCCACGAGAGATTTATTTTTTAGCTCCATACACGAAATAAAAAAGAGAATGAAACTCGGAGGTCGACTCATAGGTATCATACCAGATTCTGAAAAGATCATTTTCAAAACACCTCTACAAGATGACATGGGTAACTTTTTCAAGCTCAAAGAACATGGAAATGGAGGGTTTGGTGAAAAACTATTCGTACATCTGACGGATACACCTTATTATGCAGAAGGTCCTAAATCTGAACCGGTGGCATATAAAGATCTATTGGTGACGCACTTGGAAGAACTTGGTTTTAGATTACAATTGTGGGAGGGTCTCACTGGAAATCCAATCTCAGAATTGTATAGTAAATTTATCTTTGTGTATAATAAATGATAGTGTTTCTAGTGTTACTTATCATTAACTTTTTCATATTTCATACAACGAAAGAACCGTATGAACTCGTAGAGGTGAAGGAGAAGTATCAGCGTCTCAGGGAGCATCTTTCCGATACAAACAACGAAAAATTCAAGGTACTCTCCAGACCCATTCCCATCACAGGTCTTAAGAGGATGCGAAATTCAGTAGGATACAACGTCAATAAAGGTGCTGAGATTGCCGTCTGCCTCGATGGTACCGCGAACGAAATATTCCACGTACTCATTCATGAACTCGCACACTCGACCGTGAGTGATTATTCGCATTCTGAAGAGTTTTGGCAAAATTACAACGAACTCAGAGACATCTGCATTCACCTAGGAATATACACCTTGATTCCAGATAAGACGGAGTTTTGTGGTCAACACATCCAGGATAAATAATCTCGTGTTATTGTAAATGAAAACACCCGTCAACGTACTCGTGTGGGCGATCATCTACTGGGCTCTCATATTCATCGTCACGCGTGTACCCGCGTACACAAAAAACTATTACGCAAACCTCATCTTCCTGACGATCGTCATTCCTAATCTGATTCGGTTCATGATGAGTTCCCAGCGTGCGCCACAGTTACACGTCGACCGTAATTTCTTCTTTACGTCGAGCGTCATGGCGGCAGTACTCACGTACATCATAAGTAAATACTGGAGAGACACAGCTGATGCGCTCAAAGATCCGCAAGCGGAAGCGAAGAAGAGACTTCAGTTAAGTACCTTATTAATTTTAACTTTCGCCGCTGGTGCGTTAATAACGTACTACACTGGGATAGACAATTCTATTTACAGTAATATGGGCTGGCAAACGGGAGCGGTTACGGCTTAACGACGTAATCCTTTACGAGATAAAACACTATCGCGGCGACCACACCGGTGGAAGCTAAACCGACAACACTTCTACCCCCTTGTTCGTTAAGGAATTTGGGGATAGAAGTCGCGAGCTTATCTTGGATAGGCTTACTCACAGCAATAGCGGCGCATACACCAGCGAGGAGAGCAGTGACTTGCTCATCAGTGAGGTTAAGAGGATACTTCTTCGCGGGAGGCTCCTTGGTTTGAGTTGGGGCGGCGTACATACCCTGAGGCTGAGCGGCGGCCATCTGCACGCTCTGCATCTTAGGTTCTTCGGTCATCATGGGAGGTTCCATCATCATGATATCGTTTATGGGAGTAGAATCCATCGTAGTCTCTTTACTTTGACTCACATTTTTTTCGGGTTTAAAAGACGTGGTAGGATTATCTCTCAGAGAGACCATACCTTCACCGTCGTCTGAAAGATTCAAAGTGTTAACCTGATCCGGGGTCATTTAGTATAGTCGCATGTTTTTGAATAATTAATGCGACGCGATCATTTTTTCTTTATGACGTTTACAGCCGTTTTCTTTGGAGCTTTCTTCGCGTCCTGATTTTTTTGTTCTGCGTGTTTAGGGTTATACATCTTCTTGTGCATCGTCCACAATTGAGGACTCCCAACTCGAAAGTTTTTACGAAGAGATGCTTTGTACCAAAACACACAATCCTGAATCTTGTTAGACTTGACCGTATTGTCTAACACGAGGCACTCGTAGTTTTCTGTACACGCGTCCATCACCTTACAAAACATGTCAAACGAGGGAAATATACCAAAAAAGGATTTATAGAGTTTTTCTCGGTTTTGTATGATGTTCTCTCTCAAAATGAAGACATAATCAACATTAGCGCGTAGCGCGGGTGGCAAATCCATTACGTACTGCATGGTCAACATGAAAAATAGTTTCCAGTGTCGCCCGTTCATAAAGCACTGACGAATCACTGTATCCTTAAGGAACTTTGAGTCATACATACAGTCATCCAAAAGCATAAAAGCTCCACAGTTGTTCCTACCCGCTCCAACGAGTCGTCTCTGTCTCTCCATGACACGCTCAATCGCTTCTCTGTCGTAGTCCCCATAAATGAAGAGATCGGGAATGAAACTAGAATAGAAGTGATTACCTTCTTCTGTACCACTGAGAACTATACCCGCTGGGAGGTGTCTCTTATGAAACATGATATCCTTTACCAGAGTACTCTTACCGGTATTACGTTTCCCGATGAACACACAAACCCGATCATCGCCGATCGTCTCAGGTTTGAATTTCCTCAACTGAAGATTCATTCTAGTATAGCGTTTCGTTTTAATTACCAAAATTTTACTCATATACAGTAGGAATGGCTGGTCGATTAAGACTCGCTACCACAGGAGTCCAAGATCAATGGCTCACAGGTGACCCACAATTTTCACATTTCCTGATGAATTTTAAAAAACATACGAAGTTTGCCATAGACTACGTAGAGAGTCAATTCGATGGAAAAATAGACTTTGGACAGATTCTCGAATGTCGCATTCCTAACGATAAGGGTGATCTCATTCGAAATATGACTCTTAAAGTCTCACTCACAGATCCTATTCCAGACCGTGTAAGTGAAAACAGCACCGTTTGGTCGCCCTCGATCATCACACATCTCATAGAATACGCGGAACTCTTAATAGGAGGTCAAACTGTTGAGCGAATCACAGGAGAATATATTTACATGCATCAACAACTTTATAACACGAACGATGACATAGAACAGACGTTGTATTTCCTGAACGGACACGGAAATATTTTGAGTTACCAAGGCGAATACACGTATTTCCTGGATCTTCCGTTTTATTTTTATAGAAATCCAACCCTGGCTATTCCAACCTGTGCTCTCACCAAACAACTCGTAGAGGTTCGCATCAAGACGAGACCCCTCGCTGAACTCATTTATGGAGGTAAAGGTTTGTATGGACCTACGTACGAGAACGATATAGGTGGAAGTATCACCAAGTTTTCACTCGATACTGAATTCGTATACGTTGAAGTGGAAGAAAGTAGCTTTTTACAGTCTAATCCATTGGATTACGTCATCACACAAGTTCAGATGTCACAATTTAAAATGAAACCCGACGAGACGGAAAAGGCTGTCATGTTAAAGTTTTCACACCCAGTGAAAGAACTCTTTTTCGTATCGCAATCGGATGAGTCGGTACAGAACAATTACCCAAACGAATACAACACGATAACTAACGTAGAACTCAGGTTCAATAATGAGGTTGTCTTTAACAGAAATGAAAAGTTTTTGGTATACGAACAAGGTCTGAAACATCACGTAAATGTTCCGTTGGCGAGTCAATACAACATAGGAGCGCCATTCGGTAAATCCGCGTTCACCTTTGGACCAGCTAAATTTGGTATGTATTCATTTTCATTAAAGCCCGAAGTACATTACCCAACCGGTCAGGTTAACATGAGTCGCATAGCACACAAACTCTTGAAAATCAAGATTAACCCCTTGAATAGTTCGTTATCTAATAACACACGAGTATACGCAGTAAATTATAACGTGTTAAGAATACAGAGTGGTTTAGCAGGATTAAAATTTTAGCTAGATATAATAGGAATGGCTGGTCAAATTCAGTTAACGTCGACCGGACCCCAAGAAAAGTATTTCACTTTAAACCCAGACTACACACACTTTCTAGAAAAATTTAAGAAACATTCAAATTTTTCGAGGCAGTACGTCGACGTAGACCCAGAAAACGAACCAAACTTTGGGAGAAAAGTACGGTTCAAGATTCCAAACAACGAGGGAGATCTCTTACAGACAGTCTCACTCAGGTGTGTTCTTCCACAGTTAGAAGATAACATCGTATACATAGAATCAGCCGGTCACGCTCTCATAGAGTATGTTGACCTAATCATAGGTGGTAAAGTGATCGAGCGACTCACGAGTGATGCCTTACAAATTTATTCAGAACAATGTGTTACTCAGACGAAGCAAAACGCTTTGGAACAGCTCGTCGGTAAATACCCACTTCGAACGACGTTTAAACGGGTTTCGGAAGTGGACGGCAATGCTAAAGGTATCATAACACATAACACACTCGGTTTGAGTTCAGACGAAGAATTTTTCATCGATCTTCCGTTTTACTTTTACAAACACCCAGAACTCGCTTTACCTATCTGTGCTATGAAAAAGCAGGAAGTGGAGATTGAATTTAAGCTGCGAAGTGTAGAAGATATGGTAATAGACGGCGCTTTTGGAAACTACAGGACGACGAGTAACGAAAATATACGTGACGCGATGAATAGAATTAAACCAAAGATTAAGGATTTTGTCTTGTGTAATGAAGTCGTCTTCTTAGACACCATAGAACGCATAGAACTCGAAAATACATCGAGAGACTATTTAATCACACAAAAACAGCAGAATGTGTTTGATGTTGGTGTTAATACGAACACGGGGACATTTACTCTAGATTTTATAAACCCGGTGAAAGAACTTCATTTCATCATCCAGCGTCAGGGGAGTAACGTAAATGCCGTGGACGCGACGACCCAGGGGAACTTCGTAACACCGTTCGATTACGATAACACGTCTGACGTAGAAAATGGAAAGCTGATACTATACGAGAATTTAGATCATCTCACTTTAAAACTTGACGGTGAAGATATCATAACAAAGGAAACTGGTAGTGTTTTATTTTTAAAAGCCGTCCAGGGTGGAATTCACCATTCGAAAACACAACTCATCAGGCGTTTTTATTCGTACAGTTTCGCATTGCAACCCGAAGAGTGGTATCCAACGGGTCAGATTAATTTCAGTCTAGTGAAAGAGCAAATTTTACACCTAAGTTTGACGTCGTGTCCCGATTTTTCAAGACAGATTCGAGTCTACGCGACTGCTTATAACATCTTACGCATTTGTGGGGGAAAAGCTGAAACTCTTTTTAATTATAAATATTAGATATAATGAGGACTGGTTTCGACAACTCAGAAGAAACTGCAAACAGACAGGCTGAAGAGTACATGAAGGCTATGGTGAATATAGTCATGCCCGTTCTCGAGCAAAGTGTGGTGCTCGCAGCTCAATACGCGAAGGCTTGTGGAAGAGATGTTGTTCTTTCAGAAGACGTGGAATACGCATCCAAGTTTTGTGCTATGCATAAAGTCGGTCAGGTGACGGGAAGTATATTCCCAGACGTGTACGATGAAGAGGAGTCAGATGGGGAAGAAATTCAGACTGTTCCCGAGAGTGATTTACCACCTTTCACGAGGTACTCTGGAAACAATCCTCTGTACATTCAGGTTAATCAGGCGTACGACTCGTGGGATGCGTGGACTCCGCGTAATCCTGCTGAGAACATCTTAAAAAACGCTATTAATAAGAATGACGGTATGGGAGCCTGATGGATGGAATTTTTCTGATGTGAAACTCAAACCCTATGGATATGACAATGATTCTAATGATACTTCGAGTACAGATTCTTCCGACGACGAGCAAATTTTCGCGAAATCTAAAATTCTCAGGAAAAAAAGATACACAAAATTAGAAAAAGAGGAGCTACTTCCAGAGTAAAATATTTTCCTAGACTATAGTATAAAACTCACAATGAAGGCCGCTCTCAAGACCGTCAATCTTGTCACCCAGGAGCTCGAGACTCAGTCTCTTAACGCGATCGTCGCGGGTTTCTCTTTCGCCGCTGCCATGTCCTGGATGGATGTCGTCCGCTGGGTCATCAGCCAGGTCATCAAGGTACCCAAGAACGGTGGTGCTCAGTACGCGCTTACCGCTATCCTCACCACTCTCCTCTCGATCGTGGTATACATGCTCATCTCCGGTGTTTCTACTCGTGTCTCCAAGCCCGCTCAGCCCGTCTACGCGGTCTCCCGCTAAACTCTTTTATTCATAAATGAAATGAGTAGTATACCCAGGAAAACTATTAGTCCTATATAAACTAAAACTTCCCATTTATAAGAATTCTTCAAAGCTTTAGGAATACTTATGAGTGGCTTTTCAGCCTTGGGTGCGGCTTCGTCTATTTTGACTTTTGGTAGTCCCTCCAATTTGTCTGTCGAACACGCTATTTCAAATTTCAAAACGTGATCTTGATTCATAAAATCATATGGAATAAGACGTCCATGCGACATGTAGAAAAAATCTATTTTTAGTTCTTGAATAAACTTCTGCGGACCCGAATGAAACTCGTGTGTAACGGAATCGTCTGAACCACTCGCGTTTATGAAATCTGTGCCATCAAGAAGTATGTGCCCGGTATAAAAGGGTGTAGATGTGTATACACTTTGATTAAACTCATCAGAACCCGCAGTCACCTTCATAACGAGTGAATTGGGACCCTTAAAATTAATAGCACCCGCCGTGAGTGTGTTGTTCACGGACGTCTGATCGTTCGAATTAAAACCCATAACTTGGTGTGGTGTTGTCAGTGAAGACGAAGTGCTCGTGTATCCGTTCGTACCGGTGCGAAACTCTAAAGTAAAATTATGATCCCCAGGTGTTGTATTCGAGAATGTCAGTTGGTTTGTCGCGGTATCGAAATATACTCTGTCTATGTTAGTTATGGGTGGTTGTAAGTATGTGTCCAAGTCTGATGCAAAATGTGTACCTGAAGTATAGTTTGTTTTATCTAATGTGATATCAACGCCATCTACACTAAACACTCTGTTCGTAGCACATGTCACGAGTTGAGGCGTAGGAATACGAGCCGATACCAATTTAAGTCTGGTGACGTCATAAATTGGATTTTCTAAAAGGATAGTGTAGCTGTTAGGATTTGGGTATACATTTGCCTGTCGCTGACTACTATCGATAGTAAGGGTGTGAACCTTCATTAAAATATAGGCACAATATTTTAATGATTGTTTTTGTCTATCCTAAATAGTTCTTTTACTGAGAAAGACTATGAGCTAAAGGGTTATTCTGAAGCTGCGTCTTGGCAATATCGAGACGCCTGGAATATGGGTTTTCGTTACCCTTGTAAGCGTTAAATTGATTATAATCGTTGAGTTTATAGTTTTGAGTCCATCCACCGTTCGCGGCATTCATGCGTCCATCTATACGAGTCGTATCGGAACGAACGGTTGTAAGCTTACCACCCTGTTTCAATGCAGATTCTCTGACATTCATACGTCCGGGGTTCCCCATTCTATTGGGTTTACCACGGCGATCCTCAGGTCTAAAACCATACTTCATGAGTTCATCATTGGTACGAGAAGCAACCTGAGCGGCAGCGCTGGTCGCGTAACCACCGACGAAGTTGGAAATACCTGGGGCTGGTTGGTTGTTATACATGTACTGTTCGTCGTTACGATCCGTCTTAAACCGAGTGGGATTCTGTGCGACAGTCTGTGCGGGAACAAAACGTCTCGCCGCGTTAAATCCAAGACCATCTGTACGCAAACCAGTCTCGGAACGATTGGTGGTTCTCTTTGTCCTCTCGTGTTCATTGCGAGGGACGACACCCGACATTCCTTGGGCGCGACCGGGTAAAGTGGGTAAACGAGAGGGAAGATGAGCGGTAGTTTCGGGTTTGTTATGTGTTAATTGACCGACAACAGCTGAGCGACCACCAGTGGTATCGTGCGCGGGACCGGTGCGCCCTGGGAGTGTGGTGAGTCTGTACTCACCTACGTTAACAGGATTCACACGGAAAGTTTGCTGGAAACCACCGACGGCTGGAACGTGAGCACCTACACCGAGACCTGGACCAACGAGTTGTTTTTCGATAGGAGAAAGGTTGTTCATACGACCCTGATCGTACAAACGATTCCTCATATTCAGCACTTCCTGTCCTCCGCTACGTTGCTGCCTGGATATATCAGCGAAACTCTCCATTTCTCTTTTCTGTTGGTAATCCACACCGGATACGAAATCATTCTCCTTAAATTCAATAATTTGGGGCGGAGACGGATTTTCCGGAGAAGATTCGATGACACTGTAAGTCTCTGGTTTCTTACTGAGAGATCGTCCGGCAAATACGAGTCCGGCCACAGCCATGAGTGATACGGGATCAGCCATTCTTACTTCTTGTTAACATTTTTATTAACGTATCTTTGTTGGAAAAGACCATTCTGAAGTTCGGCACGTGTGCTCGTTGGTTCATAGCTCATGGTGCGAAGAGGAACTTTACATTCCATGTTAGTGAGAGGGAATAGGTTGCGCTCATAGGTTGGAACGATAACCTTATTGAAGCGAGTAGTCGCTTGGGGACGAAGTTCATCGGAAGTATCGATAAATTGCGCTGGAGAACCCTTACCCGCTTTATAGGGAGCTGTACCATAGAGCATGGTGTTAGGGCGGCAGCCACCGCAGTTCAGATTACTGGGCTGAGGATAAACAAACACCTCTTCAGTCGCAGTTACACTGGGTAAAGCGCCGGTGTTTTGAACGATAGAAAGGCCAGGTTGAAGCTGATATGCCATTTATTATTACACGAGAATTTAATCTAACTATAGGTTCCACCACCACCTCGGACTCGACCACCACCCCTCGGTCCTCGAATATCACCGTCGCCACCTAAACCCGCAAACGCCTCCAACTGAACGCCGCGCGCGTTAGGGTCGCAGTATCTAGAATCACTCTTGCACATGGGTCCATTTTTGGGACCGTATAACCACTCGGCAAATTGTGTTTGATCTCCTGGAATTGTAGTAACGGGGTTAGTAACAAACTGACGCTCTATAGACTTACGTTGGTACTTGGGAATGGGAGAACGAGACCTTCCCGAATCGTATGGAACACCCTGTACCGCATAGTCGTTGGGATGAGAATAATAACACGCTTCTAAACGGTTTGGCGCATCCGTGTAATCGGTTATGAGTACGTTACCCATGGGATTCGTGGAAGATGGCGCCTGACAGGTGTTACTAAAACTCTTCGTGTGCTTGAAAGTTTCTTTTATCATATTCGACTTATAAAGAACGAAAATAACAGCTAAAACGGTGACACCTAAAACGTATATACGAGGATCGCGTCGAATGAGAAACACGATGGTCGCGACATAAATGATAAACCGAGAAGCTGCGTTAATTCTATCTTCTGGTGATTGTTCACTCGTTGGCCAAAACTCGGCAATCTTACTTTTTCTGATGAGTTGCCTAGGGTCGTCAAACCAAGCTTTCATTTAGTATATAATAGGTTTATTTTTTGGGAAGACCACCGAGCATACCACCAAGCATCTTCATGAGTGCATCCTGATCAATTTCCTCGTCACCATTCTCTATCTTATCGGCGCAGTCCTTGGCGAGACTTTCGATCATATTTAGAGTCTCTTGAGGAATTGAGACGATGGTCGTACCGAGCATGTAAAGTGTCTGGAGATACTGCCAGGTAGCATCTTTAGTGTTGGGTGTCATCTTACCCCAATAGGACTGCGCGTCGAGCTCCTTGAGAAACTCGATATTTTCAATCTCTTTTAAGAAGAAGTTCTCATCCTTGTTTGAAAGCTGCTCGGCGAATGGAGAAACGCCGTTCATGAATCCATCTACCACGAGGCGTGGATTAGTGGATTTCAGCACATCAAACGTGGTTAACATCTTCTTGATGCCTTTTTCATCTGGAAAAGTCTTGTGCAATTCCACAAGAAATTGACCCATCATGTCGTTAAACGCAGAAACGGATGCCATTTTCTTATTAAACTATACGTGTAATCTTTAAGTTTAGAAAGGGTCTGTGGATATAGACTCCTTTTTACCTAAACCATTAGAAACTATGAAAAATACCAGTATCGCATTAAGCGTGGCTGGTTTGGTATATTTATTCAACTCCAATTTACCCTCATTATTGAGGTGTGCCTTGAGATGAATGTACGCGGCGGTGATCAAACCCGCAATAAGTGCGGCACTGATCGGATCACGTAAATGTTCTGACAGCGACTCCATTTAATTATAAGCAAGTTTTTTTGTACGCCTCTCTGGTGCGTCACCAAATAAAACGTCATCTTCCTCCTGGTGCGTCTGTGGTTCGGGTTCGGGTCCCAAAATTGGCTCGGGCTCATGCTCGGGCTCGGGCTCGGGCTCGGGAGGTGCTTGAACTCCTGGAACAGTCTTAAATTCATTGTCTAAACCGTAACGCTCTTCTTCTGGGGGTTCCACTTCTTGTATGGGTTCTTCTTCTGGTACCGGCTCCTCGTCCATGTTCATGGGAGGCTCATCGAGAACATCGGGGTCATCGGTATCTTCGACACCCCCATCCAGATCTATATCCCTGGAATCTTGAGACATGTACGTCTGTAAAATCTGCTGAACGGGAATGAGCTCTTTTACGGTATTCTCGATTGCAGTACAGAAACGCGCGGTCAAGTTTTCGTCGCGAGCGTATTCACTCGTCTCATCATGAAAAATGTACGGATCTTTATACAGATCTTTCGCACAGTTA